GCTATTGACGGTTCCGAACCGGTTGACGCTCTTCAAGCCCTGTTTGCTGTTGCTTATGCTGTTGCAGCCGAAAATGGTATTGGGCGTTTTACGCTGGCCGAATTGTTCTCAGCTACGGTTGACGCCCACTTCGACGTTGCTGATGCAGTTGAAGCCGCTGAAGAAACTGAAGAAGACGAACAGACCGACAATTAAGGTCTAGCCCCGGTGCAACCCACCGGGGTTTTATATGTTTTACCCCTGCGCCGTTTGTCTTCGGGAATTTGCCAAAGATGACCTCATCGTCCACGGGCGCAGGACTTACTTTCTTTGTAGCGCGTGCAAGTCAGACGTAAACCGTCTTGACCGGTTCGGATTGTCTCCGTCAGATTATGACTTCCTGCTAAAACTTCAGGGGTATAATTGTGCTATATGTGACAACCCCCTCAAGCTCAAACAGTACAAGTTTGCGGTAGACCACTGCCACGACTCCGATGACGTTCGTGGAATCTTGTGTAAGCGATGTAATACAGCGTTGGGCATTTTTGAGGACGACCCAGACATAATCCTGCGAGCCGCAGAATACTTGAACAACCCCCCAGCTTTGGGTAAAGTCAAGAAACACAACGGGCGCAAAAAGGTGACGTTCCTTCGGGATGAGTACATAAGGATGCACGGCAATGGAGATAGCTGAACTCTTCTTGAAAGCATGGCCGGTGCTGCTCGGTCTTGTGACGCTCATTATCGTGCTGTCTAAACTTGATCTTCGGGTAGCCGTGTTAGAAGAAAAAATAAAATCGGCGTTTGAGATCATCAACAAGATGAAGGATAAAAATGGCTGACTTCAATCCTGCTTTTGAAAAGATGATTCACGACGAAGGTGGATACCAACTAACCGACATTCCGGGTGACCGGGGAGGACAAACGTATGCAGGGATCGCAAGAAAACCCAATCCCGGCTGGGCAGGGTGGCAGTACATTGATCGCAAGGATTTCGGATCGGCTACTCCTTTGGTTCGTGAGTTTTACAAATCTAATTTCTGGGATCGTGTCCGAGGTGACGAGCTTACGAACCAAGCTATCGCAGAAACAATTTTTAATTTCTCGGTCAACACCGGAGTCGGGGTCGCAGCCAAACTTGCCCAACTCATCGTTGGGGTCACCCCAGACGGCGCAATCGGACCAAAAACCGTTGAACGGCTAAACATCTGTACGGCGGAAAAGTTCCTCCCCGCCTATGCTCTTGCCAAGATTAGCCGATACGCGCAGATCTGCAACAAGGACAGATCTCAGTCCAAGTTTTTACTTGGCTGGATCAACCGTACCCTGCAAGGACTCAAGTAATGGACTTAATCGGAATAGGATCGATAATTGAAGGTGTTGGCAAGGTTGCGGGCGACCTCATCACAACGGATAAAGAACGCATGGAGATGGCGCTGGAGGAGCGCAAGCTGGACCTTGAGGAAAAAAGAATCGACCAGACTACAGACCTCGCGCAAGTGGATGTCAATAAAATCGAAGCGGCGTCTTCTAGCATATTTGTCAGTGGTTGGCGTCCTGCTGTGGGCTGGGTTGGGGTGCTGGGTTTGGCTTATCAATTTCTTGGCTATCCGCTGATGCAGTGGTGTTGGGCTTTTGGTCAGGGTTATGACATAATTCCCAAAGGGCTGGCCCCGCCCCCGGATCTCCAAGTAGAGCAACTCATGACGCTGCTGGCTGGCCTTCTTGGGTTCGGTGGTATGCGGTCATTTGAGAAGCACAAAGGGGTTGCGAGTAAGTAATGCTCAAAAAGTTTCAGCCGCGTCCCGGTGTAAACAAGGAGAACACTCGCTACGCCAACGAGAACGGTTGGTACGACAGCGAGAAAGTTCGATTCCGAGAAGGCACGCCTGAGAAGATTGGTGGGTGGCAACGTATTTCTGCTTCTACTTTTTTAGGTATATGCCGGTCGCTGTGGAACTGGGTGACGCTTACCGCCCAAAACTTAATTGGGGTAGGTACTAACCTCAAGTTTTACATTTCCAACGGTGGTGCATACTACGACATCACCCCGCTTCGTGTCACTACCACGCTTGGTTCTAATCCATTCACGGCTAACGGTACTACGACGGTCACGGTCACTGCTACATCTCACGGTGCGATAACCGGGGATTATGTTACGTTCAGTGGGGCTACGGGTACTTATGCTACGACCCTGAATGCTGAGTACCAAATCACGGTTCTCACCGCTAACTCTTACACCATCACGACTGCTTCTGCCCTGACTGCTGGTTCTTACGGTGGTGCGGCTGTTTCGGCTGCGTATCAGATTAGTATTGGCCCTGCAATCCAAGTTCCGCTTTCAGGGTGGGGGGCAGGAGGATGGGGTTCCGGTGGATGGGGTACAAACCCTACTGTGAATTCCGCTCTTCGGTTATGGACCCAGAACAATTTCGGTGAAGACCTTGTTTTTGGGTATCGCGGAAGCCCTATCTATTACTGGGATGCAACTAGTGGAGTAAATACTCGGGGCGTTTTATTAAGCTCTTTGGGTGGCAATGTCTCATTTACTAGTGCCTCGCCTACTGTTGTTACGTTGACCACAGCATTACCCGCCGGGACCCCCGTTCAGTTTGCTGCATCAGGTTCTCTTCCATCTGGTGTGTCTGCTGCAACTACGTACTACTTGTCTAACGTATCCGGGTTAACCGCTAATATAACTAACTCGTCCGGCACACTGATAAACACCGCGTCTACTGGGTCCGGTGCGTATATCTCGCTACTGGTAGACGTGCCGTCTGTGCAAAACGTGGTGTATGTTTCAGATAATCGGTTTGTGTTTGCGTTTGGCTGTAATGATTACGGTTCGTCAGCGCAAAACCCTATGCTTATCCGATGGTCAGCGCAGGAAGATCCGTACGTTTGGACCCCATCCGCTACTAATCAAGCTGGTAGTTTGACGCTTTCTCACGGTTCTGAGATCGTCACGGCTGTCCAGACCCGACAGGAAACGGTTGTTTTTACGGACTCCGCTATTTACTCCTTGCAGTACCTTGGCCCCCCTGCGGTATGGGGCGCTCAAATATTAGGGGATAATGTATCCATCATTGGCCCTAATTCGGCAGTGGTCGCTTCGGGTCGCGTGTTTTGGATGGGGGTAGACAAGTTCTACGTCTACGATGGTCGTGTCAATACCCTGAACTGCGACTTACGTAAATTTATTTTCCAAGATATTAACCTTGGGCAGAACCAACAAATCTTTTGCGGGACTAACGAAGGCTTTAACGAAGTCTGGTGGTTCTATTGCTCAATCACTGGACCAAATGGTACGGGTACAGTAACCAATCCAAACACCACAATCGACCGTTACGTCATATACAACTATGTGGAGAGCGACGGCAAGGGTGGTCAGGGGGTCTGGTATTACGGTTCAATCGCTCGCACTGCGTGGTTAGATTCGGGGTTGCGTAACTATCCTATTGCTGCCACGTACAGCTATAATCTTGTGAATCATGAGGAGGGGGTGGATAACGGCGAGACTGCTACCCTTCTTCCAATTGAGGCGTACATTTCTTCGTCCGAATTTGACATCGAAGACGGCGACAGGTTTGGATTTATCTGGCGCGTTCTGCCCGACATGACATTTGAAGGGTCCACTGCAACTAGTCCGTCTGCCGTAATGACCCTACTCCCCATGCAGAACTCTGGATCGGGTTACAATAGCCCCACGTCTGTCGGTGGAAGCGACAATGGAACGGTTACCCGCACCGCTACTGTGCCTATCGAACAATTCACTGGACAAGTCAATATCCGAGTGCGTGGGCGGCAGATGGTTATGAAGGTTTCTTCGGATGGATTGGGTGTGCAGTGGCAACTTGGGTTCCCCCGATTCGATATCCGTCAGGATGGTAGAAGGTAGATATGGCTTACCTTGTTACCTCTGAATACGAACTATCTCAGGTTGCCGCCCCCAACTTACCACTTGCCCCAAACGAGTACGAGCGGCGTTACTTTGACCAGTTAACGAATACGATGCGGTTGTACTTCAACCAGCTCGATAAAATCGTCGGTCAGCTAAAAGCCAACGTGCCGGTAACTGTAGCTAATCTACCTAGTGCAGCAATCGCAGGTGTTGGAGCTAGAGCGTTCGTAACCGACTCTTCTGTATCCACGTTTGGCACTACGGTAGCCGCTGGCGGGTCAACTAAAGTGCCTGTGTACTCAGACGGTACTAACTGGAAAGTGGGTTAGTTATGGCACGAAATTTTGAAGACGAATATAACCAAGCCCTAGAACCGGGGGATCTCGGAGATATTCCCGCGTCCTCCGCTCCTGCCACCACACCTCCTGCCGCGTCTTCTAACCTACCGCCCGGACCTACCCCGTGGCAAGCTGGATATGACACCCTCCTCAAACAGATGGGTGCAATCCAAGGAAGAGCGGACGTTTATAAGAACGCATCTCCGCTGCCTGCTGATCGGCACATGCAAAACATTGCCAAAATTTTGGCAAAAGATTATGGCATTACCAGTATTGGTGATATCGGTGTAAGATACGAAACTCGCCCTGCTTATGAAACAGGGAGCGATGAATCTCGCACGGTCATTCCAGAAGAACAAATACCGGTATATTATAACAAAACAAATAACCAAGTAATTTCTGGTGGGGGCCATATGTTTGGCTCTGAGAACGAAGGCGACGGATATAGCGAATATCGTTTTCAACCAGTCCAACAGGCTGATGGCTCAACAATTGCTGTTCCGGTTCAGCAATATAGCAAGTCTGGTTTTGGCGGGTTTGTAGAAGATCTTGGGCCAATTATCCCTGTTATAAATGCGGTATTAAGTCTTGCCGGTGTTCCTCCGCTTTGGATGGCGGCAGGGAACGTAGCAGTCCAAGCCGGTGCTGGAAATGTTCATGATATTGGCGATGCGCTTAGAATAGCTGCTCCGCACCTTCTCCCTGCCGCAGTGGATGCTCTCGCTGCTGGTGCGGATGTAGTTGGATCGGACTGGGCTACGGCTGGGGCCGGGACGGGTATAGCTTCGCTTCCTGCCGATGTAGCTGCCGGATTATCTGCAACTAAAGCTGGTCAAGCATTTTCTAATTTATCGGGTCAAGCAGTTACTGGGCTAGCCGCTGATGTGGCGGGCGGCGCTACGATGGGTGCTATTAACGCAGCCCTAACGGATAAAGATATACCTAAGTTCGCTGCACTTGGCGGGTTTAGTGTCCTTGCTAATAACGCAGCACAAGCTGTTTATGAAGCAACCGGTAGCCGCACATACGCTGCCGCAGTTAATTCGACCCTGACTACTCTTGCCCAAACAGGTAGTTTTGAAAAGGCTATAACTTCCGGTGGCGTAGCCGGGGTTAGTATGCTGGTTAACGAAACTGTTAGAGCAGCTACTAGGAGTCCAGCCGCTGGGCAGATCGCTCAGATGGGCATTACGTCAGCCCTTACAAACACCCCGCTTAAAACCGGCGACTTCGTTAATATTGCTACGCAGTTAGTTAATTCGCCTGAGTTTAAAAGGTCAACGGCGAACGCTCCCACTACAACCACGGTTGCAAGCGGCGATGTCATGTTTGACGAGAACGGTGGAATCACCGGATATAACTCACAGCTTGCTGCTACTAACTTAGACAACGCACTTCAGACTGCGGCAGTAAACAACACGGGCACTGTGTCGGATGCTGGTACGGGGACTGTTTATACCTCGCTTGCGCCTGTAGAAGTAATAGGTAAGAGGGAACCAGAATCACAAAGTTGGTTTGATCGGGCGGTAAATGCAGTCAAAGAAAATCTCCCATCAATTGATAACAATTCTGGCGCGGGTCTTTTCCGCGCACTAGCTCTTAACGCTACTTCAAGTCTACTTACTGATCTTTGGGGGGTAGCTACTTCATTAGTCGGGGCAGATCGCAACGGCACGATTAGTAAAAATATCAAGGATTTTTCTAATTTAGCCGATTCCTATCTTCCAACAGCGGTAGCTAACCAAGGTAAAGTTTTCTCGGAAAATTTCCAGAACGCTAAAACTTTTGGCGAAGCCGCGTCTGTTCTTAGAAACTGGGTAACCGACCAACCGTCGCACCTTGCATTTACTGTTGCATCAGAAGTTTTACAAGAAGTAGGTACGTTTGGTACGGCGGCTGGCGCTAAAGCATTTGCCAAACTATTAAAGGCTGCTCCTGCAATTGCATCTCGTCTCGGCACGACTGTTGACGTGGTGATGAACGTTGGCGAAGCCGCTGGCGGTGCAGCTAATGAAGCGTATCAAAAATCCCTTAATGCAACTAAAGCGGACGTGGCTTCGGGCAAGATAACCCAAGCGCAAGCGGATGCACAAGCGCAACTCGCTTCACAAAAAGCCGCTCTTGGAACTGGCGTCATCGTTGGTGGGATGATGGGACTCCCCGGTGGCGTTGCCGCTGTTAGAAGTGCTTTTGGAGCGACTACTGCTCCGGCTGAATCTATGGTTCGCCAGACTCTTGCTCGAAACATTGCAGCTTCAACGGGTCAAATTCTTAAAACCGGCGCTAAAGAAGCTGGGTCCGAAGGGGCCGAAGCGGGGGGCACGAACGCCCTTATTCAAAAAATTCTTGATCCAAATCAACCGCTTAACTACGTTGAGATTTTCAAATCCACCGCACAGGATGCGTTAGTTGGCGCTAAGACCGCCAGTACCCTCCAAGCCTTTGA